TCGGCAATTTCCACGTCTGCATTGTCGTCAGCAGGAATGACCTTACCACTTGGTCTATTTTGTCTTTGGTCATTCGTAACTTGTTTAACGTGTTGGGGTAGTTTGTTGATTGTCAGGCACGGACGTGCGTTGATCGTTTGGCCCTGTACCGCACCACGGGTGGCAAGTACGTCAGCAGGCCATTGCCAGGCGTTATCTGGACTTCCAGCATAAAAACGCAAATCGTCTATCTCATCCTCACGAGATTCAGACAGCGCCGAAATAGCCATATCTAGTCTGCTTCGAGCAGTCGCCAAGATGTCAGAATTACTCTTATCCTTGGTTGAGCCGCCATTAGATACTGCTCCAGCCGCAGCAATGCCAGTGTAATCAGCCATTAAAAGTATTTCCTTTGCTCATGTTTTCACGCCCCGGTAAGACTTGTAAATTCCAAGGCACATGAAGACCCGATACAGACGAACCCCGCAAAGGCACTGCGTGGTCAACATGATAGTCAAATCCTACTTTACGCAGTGCCGAGCAATAATTGTAAACGCATTCCATCTCAAACAACTCACCAGAATTTAACCAATTTGGCATTCGGTCTGCTTTTGCTGTTCGGTAATTCATTGTCCACAAATTACGATTACCGGGGCGTTTAATGTTTTGTGTGCGCTGATGTTGCGCTGTTTTTTCTGGGTTTTGCCTAGCCCAAAGTGCAGAACTAGCCAAATATTTAGCACGATTTTTAGATTTTGTCTTATTAGCTGTTGCATTTGCACATTCGCAACAACTTTTGTTGGTTGTATATCGCTCGGCAACATGACCATGCACGCAAGCCATCCCAGTAAAGTACCGTGGACTGCCTGAAGCAATAGCCTCCTGCCGATTCATTATTTCTTACCTTTTGGGGCTGGTTTAGCAGCCTCACGTTTTACTGAATACGCAATTGCAACGGCTTGCTTGACGGGTTTGCCAGCGGCAACTTCGGCCTTCACATTCTTGCGGAATGCTTCGGGTGACTTAGATTTGACGAGTGGCATAGTTATCCCTTACGCAGGCAAAACATGAAGAATTGCAAAATTAATTTTAAGCGTATCCGTGTATGCGTTGCTTGATACATTGTCCAGATTGATTGTAAATTCACCGTCAGTCACCGTCACCACAGCAATAAGATACGCAAAGGTGGCAGTAGCGCCAGACGCAATATTCACGATTACCGTGTCCAAAGCAGACACTTTGCTGTTGGTAACAACAAACGCAACTTTGGCGCCTGGGGCCATCTGTGCATTGGCTGTCGTAATAGTCCCAGCGGTCTTGTTTATTGTGACACCAGTGGCCTTATTATTTTGCTGAGTAACCGTGCCATAAGCACCATTGGTGTAACCAATTTGGTCAGTCGCAAAAATTGTTGTGCCAGTAATAGATTGAGGATTAGTTGCACCAATGATGCCGCCATCGATGTCTTGATCGAGGTACGCAACACCGATTGGTTTTGTAAAGCTCATTTGTTTACCTTTTTGGCTGTTTTGGCAGACTCTTTAAACGCTTTGGCAGTCGGTGCGCCTTTTGCGCCTACTGGACGCATCTTCTCTTTTGAACCAGCGGCGATCCGTGCTTGCTTGGCGTGAATGTTAGCGTATAAGCCGAGTTTAGTCGCCATGATTAACACTTCCATCGTTTAAGGGCTGCTTTGGCACGCTCGCCATCTTTGGCATTAGCGGCTACTGCGCCCATTCTTGCACAAAATGAATCCTTGCGGCCTTGGTCTGCCTTGGTCTTAGGACTAGGGGCTGGCGCTTTAAGGTTTGAGCCAGTTGCGGCATTGTACTTCTCTCTGCCTTTGGCAGTCAAACCCGCGCCCTTGGATATGGGCAGCTTCTCGCCACGCCCAACAGATAGTGAAACCGTCTTCTTCATTTAAGACCCCATCCATCCGGTTGATACAGCGCCGCGTTCTTGTACGACTCGGCGTTCCATTCTGCCATTGTATTCTCGGTGGGCAACTGGAAACGCAAAGGTCACGGCTAGTGCATCTGCTGCATCGGGACTTGCCAAGCCTCTTGACTTCATTTCCTTCTTGCCTTCCAAGAAAATTGTACCTGACGAGTTTGGCTTCTTCATTGGGCCAATCAGGTCTGCCTTCAGTTGTCGGTCACTTGGAATGCTGGCAGTCTTCAGCCAGTTCTTCATGTCATTCCACATCTCAGCGCGTTTGTTTCCAAACGCAATAGACTGCTTTGCCTTTGATCCAAAGTTGACACCACGCACTTTGTAGCGTTGTTCTGCTAGTCTGTCAAGTATTCCGTAGCCAAGGCCACCCTCATCAATGACGGTTAGGGCTGGCTTGTACTCCTCGATGGCATCAATCACGTTACCCACCGTTGTCATGGTGTCATCACCCTTGAAGCGCTTGATGGCAATGATGTCTCTGCCTTGTCGCACCACAATCACGGTGCTGTCCATGCCACCGCGGGCTGGGTCAACACCAATCACGATCGGGGCGGTCATGTCCTTGTACTTGGGGCGCTTCATTGCATCGTCCACCGACAAAGAGCCAATGAACTGATCCTCGCCACTGGCAGGGAACTCGCCGTAGACTTCCACGCGAGCCTGGCTAGAGTCTTCGCCGTACTCTGCAATGATTTGGTCGTAGATCGCCTTGTCGGTGTCTTCAACCGTTCTTGCGTCTACCGACCGACTTGTCCAAAAGTTGCGCTTGGAGTGAAAGCACTCAAAAAAATAACCGTTGTTACGCCGTGGGTTGGAAAATGCAAACCAGTATCGATCGGGGGTGTTCTCGGTAAAGAATCCGGCGCCAACCTCCCAAATCGGGTCAGGGATACCGCTAGACTCATCAAAGATCAGCATCATGCCGTCCTGATTGTGGACACCTGCGTAGGAATCGGGGTTTTCCTCTGACCACAGCTTGCCCTCACAGGCCCAGTAGCGCGTACCTTTTTTGAGGTCTTTCTCAACCAGATCAGTCAACCACTTGGCAGGCACTAGCTTGGTCGCTGATATTTCCCACCAGTGGGCGTTAATCAACATTGCCGACCACTTGGTCAACTCGGCCCATGTGACTGATCTCAACTGATTCTCGCTGTTGGCAGAGACAACCACCGAGCCACCAATGCGGGTAGTTAGCATCCACAAGACCAGCCAACTGACAAGCGCAGACTTGCCAATGCCTCGACCGCTGGATACTGCCTCCCTAATCGTATCAAAGTTAACCTTGCCCTTTTGCGCCCTGATGTGCGTAGTCACATTGCGGAGAACTTCGCGCTGCCACTTGCGTGGCCCACTAAACTTCGCCAGCGGGGTGTTCTTTTGACCCCAAGGGAAGGCGTACAAGACAAAAGCCTCTAGGTCATCAGCGATTGCTGGCGACCAAAGTTCAATCATCAACTTTTGTTCGTCTTCGCCTTTGTAAATTGGGAGTTGCATTTATCTAACTTGCCGTTCCAAAATTTTCATGTTCTTTTCTTCGCCAGGAAAAATAACAAAGTTGCGGGTATCTAATTCTTTGTAAAAACTGCCTGGGATGCCCATCTCTCTAAGTTGCTGCGCCACAGCAGGTGGTGAATCATCAAGCCCTTGCATTCTTCTTTGAAAAGCAATTTCTTTTAATATTTGCTCTCCAGTACCAAAGCTAGTCCCAATTTCTTTTTGATACGGCAAAAGTATTTTTTGTATTTCGGGAGATTGTTCGCTTAAATGCTTATCCAAATCAAGCATTTTAGGAATCATTTTGTCTGGCAAATCTGCCTTGTAAAGAAATGCTTTGTTTTGATCTTGGAAATCACGGATTGTGTTTTGTAACTTTTCCGCAGACATTTGCCTAGTTTCTATGCTTGCATTTTGTAATTTTTTAACAGCGGCAACAGGGTCAATATAACTATCGCCCTTAGTAGGCTTGCCCATGCTGTCTCTTGTGGCTTGCCTCATTAACTCAACTTGAGCATCTCTGCTTAATTGCAATCCATTTTGAGATGCTATCCCTTCCACATCAGGCGTTGTTTTTCTAATTGCAAAATAATCAGCAAATTGAGGCGATTCAGATGTATAAATGCCATAACCTCTAGCTTGCGCCCCTGCGCCAGTACCAATCTTGGACGCATCAAACTCACCCAATGGGTTTATTTCTGTTGATGGCAGTCTATGCGGTGATCCGTGATAAACATCCAATGGGCTGATTGTTCTGTTGCTCATTGCGCCAAGCATCTCAGCACCAAGCCCACCTCTTTCCATAATCTGTGGGACTACTCTTTCTGCGTAACGCTCACCAGCTTTGCCACCTGCCATTGCAGCCTGTCTCGCCAACCTTGCTGCTTGGAGTGTTGCCATCGTTGCAGGCTTACCCAGTGGGGCGACTGTCATTGCTGCTTCTAGCACATCAGGCTTTACCCTTGTTGTTCCACCGAGTCCACCTGCGCCAGTTGTAAGTGGGTCACCGTAGGACATCATTTCCAGTGTGCGGCTGACCGCTGGGATACCTAGCAATTGCGATATGCCTTGCATCTGCTGTGTGCGCTCTGGCGAGTAACTCTTTGCCAAGAAGTCAGACAACGCACCAAGGTATTCGTTCCTCGGCACTGGGCCAATTGAACTTGGGAACGCCAAACGGTTGGCTGGCTGGTTGGTCAGGGCGTTGTTGTAGGTTGCCATATGTGAGGGGGATGATAAATCAATTTATAAAAAAATAAAAATAAAATTGTGTCTGGGGGCTACGTTACCTCGGCCCTTTCGCGCTGGCCCTACCCCCCCCCTTCGGTATGGATGGTCGGGCCACCCACCGCAGGCCATGCCGCCCGCCGCCGTGCCAGATGCGAATGATTCGCATTACGCATCCGCAGACCCCGACTTATCCACAGGGCAAATGACATGATGTCCACATTGTCCTGTGCATAACCCATGACATGACCCTTTTGGTTTGTATATCCTGTTGATAACCGACTTGGCTATTAACATAATGGTCATCGTATTAAGTAGATGTCTCTTTTGGGATAACATCTGTCACATCTTGAACAGTCAGTTGTTTTGCCACCCGCGACTGCGCTGCCTCTAGTGCATCGATCACCGAGATGCGTGTGTCGGTCACCGCGACATCGATGCGGTCGCCATAGGTGCGGGGCTTTAGCTTGCTGGCGATCCACTTGCGTGCGTCCACCTGCATACGCTTTTGCTGTACCCATGCCGAGGCCATAGCGCCTTCCAGTCCTTCGGGCATCTCCATGTCTGACAACTCCAGTATTTCATCAGCCATGCGGTCAGCACGGTCTTGGACTGCCTTGTCGTACGCCTGGCGCAGCTTCGGGTCTTGCTCTAGCATGGCGTAGAACGTCCCCCAGTCTGGCATTCCCTCGTCACGCAGCACGGTGGACAAACTCTTGCCAGCCGTCACCCTAATGACGATCTCCATGAACACTGGGTGTCCCTGATACCACTTCACGGGTCGCCCCATGATTGCGCCGCTTGCTGTCGTTTTCTCTGCCAAAGTCTTCATTTTTACTCCTAAATGCGAATGATTCTCATTCCAACCAAAAAAACCCGATTTTTGCCGTGCGCGTGCGCGTAACGGCTGAAAATGTCGCCGCGAGTAGCCCCCAACGACATTGCACACCCCCCAACCCAACAAAGTAATCCAAACGCCGTTCTGACGACAATCAGATCACCTCAATCTCAACCCTGTACACCTTAACCCCAGCCGAGCGTTGGCGATACTGCCAATCCAAACGCTGATCCCCATCATCAACCCCAAGCCAATCAGCGACCCCATCCCTCACTGCCTTAAACGCCGATTGCAGATTATCCCCATCCAAGGCTCTAGGAGCAACCCTAGTCAACACAACCGTGCAAGGTGGGGCAGGAGGTGCAGCCACCGCACAAAGTGCGTTATACGCCTTTTTACGATGATCCTTGGTCAACCGTGCTTTAACCGCCCAATGCATCCTCATGTTAGCCACACTGACCACCTTCATGTCCACTTCCAGTTCAATCATCCCAAACCCCTAAAAACCCAAAACCCGTGTACCGATACTTCGACCCGACTTTGTGTACCGAACCGAAGGGGGTATATATACCCCTTCGGTACGTTTCGGTACAACGGGCAAGTCGGGCATCGGTACGTTTCGGTACGTTTCGGTACATCGGTACAGTGTATCGGTACACTTTTACTGTACCGACTG